CTTTTCATCTGTGGGTAACCATTCCACAAGTAAAAATTACGAGGTAAATTCTAATGATCAAATCTGTTCTCGCTACAATTGCTGCTGCTCCCCTGTTTGCTGGTGCTGCTATTGCAGGACCCTACGTTAACGTAGAAACCAATGCAGGTTGGGTAGGTGATGATTATTCTGGTGCCACCACTGACCTGCACGTAGGTTACGAAGGCAATCTGGGTGATTCTGCTTCATACTATGTCCAGGCAGGTCCTGCGATCGTAGCAGTTGATGGCGAAGATTCTGATACCCAATTCTCTGGCAAGGCTGGTCTTGGACTGCCTGTTGGTGATAACCTGGGAGTATATGGTGAAGTATCCTTCCTGACTGCTGATGACGAAGATGACTTTGGTCTGGGTGGCAAACTCGGTGTGAAGTATAACTTCTGATCTAAGTGACAATCAATATCTAGATGCTATACTGGGGTGCGACAGCACCCCTTTTTTTATGAAAAAAATCCTGCTTTCACCTATTACCCACATAAATTTGATGTTAGTGGGTGTTTTAGTTTTTATTGGAGTGCTGCATGAACATACTCACCATGCTATAGAGGTAGATGTGCATGGATATGTCAGGCAATTTTGTAGAGAAAACCCTGATACTTGTAAATCCATGGCCTCAGATTGAAATCTTAAGAAAATATGTGTTGACAAAACTTTAGAAATGATATATAGTATGTAAAGAATCATTACATTAGGTAAATGACTGTAACATCAAATGACCTTGGACAACAAAACCTGTGGGCCAAGGAACCACGCATGTATATTGACCAAACCGCTGCTGAGCGCTATGGGTATGAAACCTATGCTGAGAAAGCAGAAAAACTGAATGGTCGTACTGCAATGGTCGGTTTTATTTGTGGCATTGTCTCATATGCCTTGACTGGTAACCTGTTCTTTGGTATCGTTTGAGGATACAGCACTTATCTAATGATTGAACTCTTGACGCAAACTGAGTTTGCCTGGGCTGCTAATCACACCATTGCTGAATTCCTTGCAGGATACATCTTTGGAGCAGCACTTATTATTGGAGCACCTGGAGTATTCTTCTTTATTGCTTTTATGCCTGCACTTCAACGCACCAAAGGAGCAATGGTTGGGTACAGTGATCACAAAACATATGGTGATTCCTCTACCTATGAAAACACACCAGGTTCTCAACTGGACTATTCAAAAGCACTTTTAAAAACATCTATTCAGGGGTAAAAACAATGAACGAAAAAGCAGAACGCATTAATGGTTGGGCAGCTATGCTTGGTGTAGTTGCAGCAATTGGTTCATATGCAGTATCAGGTCAAATCATTCCTGGTATCTGGTGATGGGATTTATAGCAGTAGCATTGCTGTTGCTTATTCCTATTGGTGCAGCAGTTAGAGACTCATGACTTACGACTGGACACTGTTACAAACATTGGTGTTCATCATCACACCATACTTCCTAATGCTTGCTCTTGCTAGTAAAGATGAAGATGATGATGGATCAGATGGTGGTTTAATGACACCAGCATTTCAAGGATCAGGGACCTAATAGGTCCCTTTTTTTCTAAATATTATTAGCTGCTTGCTGCAAATGCCTGACGAAGTAAAGAAGGAAGAACCTAAGAAAAAAGGTCCCTTAGCAAAATTAAAGGAGGCAGCAGATGATAAGGAAGAACAACTTGCAATTCTGTCTACTTTTGTCAGGCTTGGTATTCTTGTATGGTCTGGTGGAATCCTCACGTTGGCGTACATTAAACTACCACCTGCACTTGGAATCCCAGAACAAAAACTCGATCCAACTTTCATCGCCAGTGTCTTCACCGGAGTTTTAGCTACTTTTGGGGTCCAAGCAGGAAAGAAAGCAAATGGTGGTGCTGGTGGTGGTATAACCAAAGACCAGATGGAAAGGTTAATTGAGAAGGCAGCACAGACTGCACCTGCACAAACAATCAGACTTGAACAAGTGCCTATCAAAATCACTACAGATGACAAGTATAAAATGTGATGTCTTGAAAGGCACATAGACAAATTCACAGACTTATGTATAATGAATACATATAGTCAAGCAGGTAAAAATTACTAATCTAATGGCACATAGATTTGAGGAGATCAAACCATCTCACCCTGTCTCTAAAGAAGAAGTTGAGGTCATGATTGCTGCTGCTATCAGGCAACACAATCATAATGCGTCTATTATTAGCATGATTCTTGGAACTATTGTCCTTGCCTTATTTCTTGATGGTCTTCTTAGACTGTTAGGAATAGTGCCACCATTCATGGGCATTGACATTGACATTATCAAAAGCATTGTTGAGAGGATTAGATGAAGGTTGGACTCATTGGTTTAGGTAGGATGGGTGAAGGGATGTCTCGTCGCATGATGGCAGATGAGATTCAAGTCTGGGGTTATAGAAGAAACTATGAAAAAGCAGAAGAAGCATATGAAAATGGTTATGTAGATGGTGTTGTTACATCAATTGAATATCTTTGTCAGGAAGTTAAGCGTGATGGTCCAGGCATTTTTATGATGGTTGTACCAGCAGAAAACGTTGAGGATACTATTAATGAACTTCTACAATACTGTGGAGAAGGTGATATTATTATTGATCATGGCAATAGCAATTTTAAGGATACCAGGAGAAGGGCACAAAGACTTAGCAAACTGGGCATCCAGTATATTGACTGTGGCACTTCTGGTGGTGTGTATGGTCTTGAGCGTGGATATTGTCTTATGGTTGGTGGTACAAATACAGCAGTATCTGTCTGTGCCCCCATTTTCAGGGCATTGGCACCTGGCATTGCCTCTGCAACCCGCACTGATCCATTAACCCATGCATCATCTGCTGAATATGGTTGGTTACATTGTGGTGAATCAGGTGCAGGTCATTTTGTAAAGATGGTTCATAATGGTATTGAATATGGCATCATGCAAGCATACGCTGAAGGTTTCAATATCCTTAAATCAGCAGACCTAGGAAAGAATTATGTTGGACAAGGAGACGCAGAAGTTGCTCCCATGGCAGACCCAGAAAATTATTGCTATGACATTGATGTTGCTGAAGTGGCTGAGTTATGGCGCAGGGGTAGTGTCGTTGGCAGTTGGTTACTTGATCTTACTGCGAGTGTCCTACGGAGTGATCCTAAATTGGATAAGTTCTCTGGAGGAGTATCAGATTCTGGTGAGGGTAGGTGGACTGTCAGCAGCGCTGTTGATCTTGGTGTTCCCACCCCTGTTATTAGTTCTGCTTTGCATGAGCGCTTTAACTCAAGAGGACTAGGAAATTTTGGTAGTCGTATTTTGAATGGTATGAGATATATGTTTGGAGGTCACAATGTTAGGTGAAGTGCTTCTTTGGATATCAATCCCTTTTGTATTGATCACCCTTTGTTTTGGTTTCATCAAAGGTGAGAATGTCTATTATGAATCAGATGCCTATGATGGTAATGGGACAGCACACCCTGTCTTATTTGAAGAGACCACCTGTAAAAGGAGGGAATTAGCAGATGGATCAAGAAGAAATCAAGCATAGATATGGATTTGCAATGTGCGCCTTTTCCAGAATGTATGGACCAAAGGCAGTCATTGGATCATTAAACATTCACAAGTTTTGTCATAAGTGGGCAGAATCTAGTGAACCAACACCCACTGGAACTTTAGTAGATGTCAACTTCTATTTTAAGGATAGGTGGGATGTCTGGGGAGAATAGAGAGGAATCCACGATTGATCCTCATGAAATGTTAAAATCTAGATGGTGTAGGAGTGCTGTATGTGGTTCTGATCCATTCATACCAGACTCTGAATTTACAGGAGATGATTGTCAATTAACCTGTGATATTAAAGGAGAATCAAAATGATACTATTTGTTCGTCACTGGATGGAATCACCACCAGCACTGGGTTTTTTAGCATACATTTTAATAGTTGTTCCTATCATAGGAATGGACCTAGTTCATAAATATGGTTGGGAGCACTGGGAACCATTTGGAAAGACACATAAATGAAACCTCTTATATTACTTGCTTGTTTCCTCCCAATTGGAATTATCTGGATTGTTATGAAGCTAAGTCTATGGATTTCAGCAGTTAATGATGAACAAAGATATGTCAGAGCAGAATCAAGAAAACCACATGGACCATATGTGGCAAACCCATATGAAGACGTTGACTCAGAGGAAGAGGAGTTTACAAGTCGCACAGATTATAGATAAAGCTCTCTACGAATACTATGTTGTTGAACGTGGTCAACAGGTTCCAAACTGGAGATATATAAAGGACCAAGACTGGTGGTTAGAGTATCTTAAATCTTTAGGGATTAACCCCAGAAATCCATGAAATTAGAAGAAGCATGTTACTCACTTAAACTTGAATGTGCTCTAAGAGAGTTAGGGTTTGTTGAGATTGGTTGGAAGACCATTGCTCATGCAGGCATCTATTTTGTAGAACCAATTGGATTAAGACCTGATTGTGGTCCAGAGGATGACACCTTAGGTTTTGTGATGGGTGAGCATATATATGAACAGAATCCTGGTGGTGTTCATTTTATGTTTATGTCTGCAAAAGAAGCATT